GGCACGCGAGGGGGGTATAGTGGTATTCGTCATAGCCGAGGCAGGAATCAATCATGGCGGCGACATGAAGGTCGCGCACGCGCTCATTCACGCGGCTTACGAGGCTGATGCCGACGCGGTTAAGTTCCAGAGCTTTACCGCTGGCGCGCTTGGGTATGGCGCGGATTTAACAGCGCTCCTGAAGAAGTGCCAGCTTACACCGCTTGACCACTTGGAGCTTAAAAACCACTGCGACGACTTCGGCATTGAATTTATGTCGACGCCATTTGATGGGGACTGGGCAGATTATCTGGCTGGAATCGGCGTCAAGCGGTTGAAGATATCGAGCGGTAAGGCTGGAGATCGGCACTTCATGGCTCACTGCCGCGCGCTTGGACTTCCTCTTTTCATCAGCAATGGCATGGCCGACGTTGAGACGTTTAGGGATGTGACGCAGCCGCGCGATACGATTTTATATTGCGTATCTGAATACCCGACGCCGCTTTGGAAGATAGATTTCCGAAAGATGGTAAAATTGCGCAACTCTTATTTTAAAGTTGGGTTCTCTGACCATACCGCTAATCCGGCGACATGCGTTTTCGCCGCTGCGGCGGGAGCAGAGGTAGTTGAGGCGCACTTGACGTTGGATAGATCGGCGGATGGTCCGGATCATAAGGCGTCTTTAACGCCGGATGAGTTTAAGCAGATGGTCAGTGGAGTTCGTAATGTCGCGTAGGACCGTTCTCATAACCGGCTCAGAAGGCCACCTCGGGCGTGCGCTGTGCGAGCGCTTCCGCGCGCTCGGCGATCTTGTCGTCGGGGTCGACAAGCCTGGAAGTGGGGCGGAACACGAGTGCGACCTAGAAGACATGTTTCCAGTCGTGTTTGGCGGCTACGACGTTATCGTGTGCAACGCCAAGCTTAATACATGGCATATGCACCACCGAATGGCGGAGCAAGCGCGCTCCTGCATCGTCAACATTGGCAGCATCTACGGAGCGCTCGGCAATGACCCCTCGCTCTACCAAGGCACGGAAGTAGAGCCGACGCCAAGCTGGTATTGCGCTTCAAAGGCGGCACTAATCGGGCTTACGAAATGGCAAGCTACAAATCTTGCACCAGTGCGCTCGAACTGCATATGTCCGGGCGGAATTTTCAGAGATCACTCTGACAAGTTCCTCAGCCGTTACATCGCTAAAGTTCCCCTGCGACGCATGGCTACGGAAAACGACGTCGTGAACGCCGTCGAGTTTCTGGCGTCGGAGAAGGCTTCGTATATCACTGGGGTCGTGCTGCCCGTAGATGGAGGATTGTCATGCAGAGCGTAGTAGGCACATTGATTCTGGGCGTGTGCGCTGTCGCCGCATGTGTGTGGATTCACAAGAAAGTGCAATTCTCTTTTGACAAAGATGATGAGGACGCGCGCGATATGGTCGCCGCGCAACTCGTTAGTAGCGGGATGTCTCCAGAGGATGTGCACAATAAGATCAAAAACATGAATTGGCGAGAGGTTGCGCAATGGCATAAGGACGGATGTTGGATGACCGATAGAGACGGCTATATCTGGGCCTACGGGCAGCGTACCGGATTTCCGCCGATCAAAATGAATTGAGTTACGCAATGACCCTTTCCATTATCATTCCGTCCCGCGCCGAGAACGGGCCACTCGATAGCGTGGTCAAGCATCTGCCAGACGCCAATATCGTGCGTTTCGACGCCACCGGCATGTCTCCTGCGGTCGCCGTCAGTCAGGCTATGACGTTCTACAGCAGCGTTTTTACGTACACAAAAACCAAGCGCGTCCTGTGTCTCGGGGACCGCTATGAGACGATGGCAGCGGCGCTGACGGCGCTGTTCCTGCGTATTCCAGTCGCGCACTGTCACGGCGGGGAGTCGACCGAGGGCGCGTTCGATGATCCGTTGCGGCACAGCATTACCCACATTGCTGATACGCACTTCGTCGCGCACGAACTGTTTTCCAAACGTGTGTTCGCCATGCGCTCGTCTTCGGCCGGCATCCACGTCGTCGGCGCTCCGGGGCTGGACGGAATTCAGCAGGGCTCGGCTACGCGGTCTGACAGGACCATTATAGCGGCGTACTACCCAGAGACGATGGCGCCTGATCACGGAATCGGCGCCTGCAAGGAAATGCTCAAAGTCCTCTCGGAGATGAGCGCATGGCGCGTCAAATTCATACCAACCAATAACGACCCAGAATCAGGCACGCTGACGACCCTGATCGGCAACGCCATCCGCAGCAACCCGTCGTGGACGTGGTGGTCAGGCACGCGCGCTGAGTACGTGGAGGCCATCAAAACGGCCGCGCTGTGCATCGGAAACTCGTCCTCGTTCGTCATCGAAAGTCCGTGGATCGGGTGCCCATCGGTCATCGTCGGGAACCGGCAGAAGGGGCGCCCACTGGCTCCGTCGGTATTCCAGTGGAACCGCGGCGGCGAAGTCGGCCTGCCAGGGGTGATCGAAAAGGCCATCGGGTTTAACGGGCATTCAAATCCGTTTTACTGTGGCGGTCCTGTCGGCGAGAGAATTGCAACGATTCTAAAGGGGATTATGGAATGACCGAACGCATATGTGGCACCTGCATATGGTGGAAACAGCCATTGTACACGGATACGGATGATACTCGCCATTGCAAGAGACACGCGCCAACACGCATCGATCCTCACTATACCATAGCAAAAGACCAAGACATGTCGTGGGACGAATATAACAAGACGTTCCCTAACCAAGACCTTAACCGTTACTGGCCGATCACTCGCATTATCGACGGCTGTGGTGACTGGGAGTTATCAAAATGACCGAACACCGCGATATTAAGGATATCCGCTCGGCCTTGGCTAAGCGCGCCGATATTTACCTTTTCCCGGCAGATGACGGGCCGCTGATTGGATTCCAGCTCCGCCGTGCGTCGGAGTCCTATGTTAAGGGCGCCGATACCTACCATCCGTTCCAGTATAAAGGCTGGATGTATTACGGGCAGGTGTTCGCCATAGACCGTGTCACCAAGAAAAAGCCGACTGCGGAACAGGAGCGTTTCCGCGAAGAATTCGAGGAAAAGGGCGGCAAGCACACCTACGCCAAGGACATGCGCGACGTTATTAACCTTCTCGGCCATGAGCCGGAGAATGTCGGGGAATATCTCGACCGCACACCGATGAGGCTCTATTAAAAATGTCTAAAGGTCGCATCCCAGCAGTCCAACTCAACGTCGCCATACCCCTGGACCTGGCCGACGACCTTGATGTTTTTTGCGAAAGGCTTAATATTTCTAAGAAGGCGCTGGTAGAGCTTGCCCTGCGCCGGACGCTTCTCGACGAGGGGGCTTACCAGGATGACACCACGCATAAATCTGAATGAGGCGTTCCCTATCGGCGTTCTTGCTGGGTTCAATGCCGAGGGCCGCGTCATCGTTTGTCTTGAATGGGGCGCCACCATAGATTTTTTCATCGGCACAGAGAACGACCGCAAGGACGTTCTGGAATGGCAGATGTGCAAGGCGCAGGATCGGCGCGTGCGGTGGATACGAGCGTGGCAGGACTCAGGCTTCCCGTGCTCAGCGGTGCCGCAGTGAGTGATTCATATGCCGACGCTCCGGTGAGTTTAGCAGAAACAAAAGCCGAGAAGTTAAGAGACGCTTCTCTGTGGAAACCTCGCGACGCGCTTATTGCGCTTTTGCGAGACATTGATAACGGCGCTGATATACCAACAATGGTGGTTGTGTATAGAAGTATAGTTGACGGACAAAAGGGAATTTTTTATCAGGCCGCAGGCAGTACGGATAAAATAGAAACCCTCGGTATGCTTGCGCGCATATCTCACATCATCGCGGAGCAGCAATGAAATCGCTCCTCGGTCGCCGCTTCTCCTGCCTTGTGGTTATTGAATACTGTCATCGCGACAGCCACGGTAAACACATATGGAAGTGCCTATGCGACTGCGGAAAAAAAACGTTCGCCTCGTCAAGCGTTCTGTCAGGCGGAAGAAAAGAAAGCTGCGGCCACTTAAAAACACAGTGGCGCGATAAATTCAGGCGCGAGGGACGAGCGCGAACTGAGCATGTTTCGATAGACGACGCGCTTGAAGAACTGGGATGGTACGCATAAGAGATGCCCCTCATCATCGAATCCGATGCCGACCGCGACGCGATCTTCGCCAAACACTATGTCAGCCATGGCGATGCCGTACGCGCGTGCGCTCAGGCGCGCATCGGCTGTCCTGGGTACGACATGCGAGACGTGGCGGCCTACAATCTGGCGCGGGCTGAGACAAAGCAGGCTATCGCAGCCGAGCGCCTGAAGCCACAAGCCGACGTATCTGCCGACATCACGCGCGAAAGCGTTATCACCGACCTGCAAACTGTGTATGAGAAATGTCTCGCAGCCGGAGACTATAATCCAGCCATAACCGCCAAGAAAACGCAGGCGCAGCTACAAGGCTGGCTGGATCAGAACGTCACGCTGACGGTTAAGCATGATGTGAGCAGCATGAGCGATGAAGAAATAGAGCGTCGCCTTAAGGCCATCAAAAATACGAAGGTCATTGAAGGTTCGTTTACTGACGTCACACCTAAAGTCGGGCTTGCTGCCATCGGGAATGCAAGTGCAAAAACGTGAGCCTACAGAAGAAGAACTGCTGATAGAGATTCAGCGTAGGCGCGTTGCGCGAAGTGACGGCGCCGAATATCGGCACTATGTTTCTGGATTGAAACCAGCGCAGCACTCCAAGCTACTGTGGACTAAGCTGCACGATGTTATGGATGGCAAGATCAAGAGGCTCATGATCTTCATGCCCCCCGGATCGGCGAAAACTTTAGACTGTTCGCATCACTTTCCAGCCTACTATCTTTCTAAGTATCCGCAGTACCCAATCATCGGAGCGACGCACACCGATAAGTTCGCAGAGCAGAACGGTCGTCGTGTGCGCGGCATTATCCAGAGCGACGCGCACCGCATCATATTCCCTGACGCTCAGTTAAGCGAAGACAGCACCGCTGCCGCGCGTTGGGAGATGACTAACGGTGGGATGTATATGGGCTTCGGCGTCGGCGCTACGGTCGTCGGTCGTCGTGCCGGAGGCTTGATACTTGATGACGTAGTGGCTGGCATTGCAGCGGCAGACTCGCAATCAGACCGTAATTTTGTATGGGATTGGTTCGGCGCTGACTTAGCGACGCGCCTCATTCCTGGCGGTTGGATAATCCTTGTCATGACGCGCTATCATCCCGACGACATCGCCGGGCGTCTACTTGCAGCGTCTAAGCAGAAGTTCGGCGACAAGTGGGATGTTCTATGCCTACCGGCTTTGGCTAAGGATCATGACCCTCTCGGTCGAAAGCCAGGAGAAGCGCTGTGGCCTGAATGGCAGGATGAGAAAGAGCTTCAACGCATAAAAGCGCAGCCGTCGATGACGAGCCGCTTGTGGTCGGCGCTATATCAGCAAGAGCCTATTACCGAGCAAGGCAACCTTATAAAGCGCGAGTGGATAAAAATATGGAACCAACGCGAACCGCCTAAATGCAAGTTCATCGTTTCGTCGTACGATACGGCGATCACGAACAGAGACAAAAGCGCATACAGCGTATGCCTGACGTTCGGCGTATTCGATGAGCCTGACACAGGACTGCCAGCAGTTATTCTATTGTCGAGATGGCGTCAGCGCGTGGCGTACCCGGACCTGCGTAAGATGGCGCAGCGCTTGGCGCAGAATTATTTAGACGACCAGTTCGAGCGCCCGTCAGAGGGAAATATCATTCGGCGCCCGGACATGATTCTGATTGAGGCCAAGGCAACCGGCGTTCCGCTGATCGACGACCTCGCGCGAGCAGGAATCTCAGCGACTAGGTTCAATCCAAATAAGCACGGCGATAAAGAAGCGCGCCTAATGCTCGTGACGGATATTTTCGAGAATGGCCGTTTCTGGGTTCCTGGGCAGGGGCCTAACTACACCATGCCGCGCCGATGGGCTGAAGAATACATCAACAGCCTTGTGTCGTTCCCAGCATCCGACAGTAAGGACGACGCCGACGCGACATCGCAGTTCTTAATAAAGATGAAGCAATCCGGCTGGGTGAAAAACAGCATGGACCCGTCTCTCCCCGAGTACACCCGCGTCGGCCGCCATCTTGTGCGTGGCAGCTTGTACGGATAGAGCTTTTATGGTACATGGGAAATGCGGCTCGTCCACGATCCGCGTGTGATCCCCCACCACACTGACCCCGCCGGTAAAACTGGCGGGGTTT